AGAACTGAAAGGAAATGGCCTTGAGAGGGCTATTGTAAAATCAGTAGGTGCCGATGTAAAGACCATTGTGCCCGGGGACATAGTGTATGTATACCCTAATCAATTTGAGGCAACTATAGCACTCAATGGGGTAGGTTATCTTGTATACCAAGAACGTGCAATAATTGCCAAAGATCTGGTACCGGTTATTCCTCAACATTAAAAATAGTATATGAATCCAAATATAGTAGAATTAGTAGAAGAAAAAATAAAAGACTATCCTTCTAAAAAAGGTTTTGTTTGGATTCCTGCTTCCCCTTCATTTATATTTTGGTGCATACCAAATCATGATACAGGTAAAATGTATGAATTAACATTAGGAGTAGAAGTACCTGTAGAAGAAGCTGTTACTAAAATTAGATCTTTTTATTTAGCAATTACTGATGTAGCTTCTCATGCAACGCCCCCAAGCACAATATAAAATATTTACTCATGCAACACGTATTTGAGTTTGTAGCTAAGTTAGCCGATGATAAGATTGTGCATATGAACTATATAGGGAAGACTTCTCGTCATAGTAAAGTAACCGAAAAGATACTTGAAGATCTCAAGAAAGTATACAATATTGAACGTGATCAAGTACTTGACCTTTATTTGAAACCAGTTAAAAAGAAATAATGCAACAAGTAGCAATACAGAATGGAACAACCTTTGCTGATCGAGATGGTCAGCAATGGTTGGGCTTTTCTTTTAAGAAAAAGAAAACAAGTAAAAGAGATATTGCAACTGTTTATTTTCAATTACTTTCTGCGTTTAACAATCTTAAATTTAGTGATGGTGAAATAAGTTTACTTGCTCACATTGCTTTAAATAAAGGAATTGTTTCTGGTCCTTGTAAAATAGGTTATGTAGAAAACTATAACAGTTCTATAGCTGCTGTCGATAATACTATCAGTAAGTTGAAGAAAAAAAAGATTCTCATTAAAAAGGAGAATACTGTATTTCTTCATCCTAAAGTAACATTGGATTTTAATAATCAGGATAACTTTATCTTCTCATTCAAATGCGTACTCGGGACAAATTCGTAAATCTACCGGCTGCAGATATTATAAATCATAGGAGTGGCAACAAGACAATTGACCCTATATATAAAATACCTGAAGACAAAATAACTGAAGATTGTATAGCAGCAGTGGCAGAACAGTTAGGTATTAGTAAGGGGGTTGTTCGAGAGATTCATAATTTTCAGTGGGCAAAAGTCAAAGAAGGTACCGATACATTCAGAACTATTCATGTCTCTAAGTTCTTTAAATTAAGGTTGAGTCAGTTTAAAGTACCAATGTATATTGATGAGATCAAAAAAGAAATAGCATATATTGAAGGAAGACTTGAAGAATCTTTAAGACCAACTAAAAGAAAAGAACTTCAGGAAAAGAAAAAAGTATTGGAAGAAAAAATAGAGGTACTTAATGTACAGCTTGCAAAATGTGTTCAACGTAAACAAAAGAATATATGAAAATAGAATTTGGAAAATTGCTTGAAGGAATTGGCAATGCTGTATTTATAAAAGATTCAGTAGAGAAAATAGCTGCTGAAAGAATAGCTATTTGTAATGAGTGTCCTCATTACTCACCTAATGTACTGAAAGCCGGAGGTGGTCCATTTATGCGTAAGGATAACTTTTGTACAGATTGTGGCTGCAATATGTATTTGAAGACAAGAGCAATGTCTGCTTTTTGCCCTCTTGGTGGTATTGGTTCTCATTTCCCAGATGAGGTATCAAAATGGCCAGCTCTGACAACAGATGGTGAAGCTGCAGAGAAGATTCTTGAAACACCTGAGCTCAAGAAAGATATTGATGCCTACAAGATAAAACTAATGCAAAACAAAATTGAAGAGTAATGGCAACGGTTAAGAAACAGATATACATCAATACTGAACTTGAGTGGGCTGAACAAAAACTTCAGGAATGGAAGCAGTATGTTGATGAAAACCCTTTTCAACACATGAAGGATCGTATTGAGTTCAAGCCTACTGCTAAAGGAGGATTGATACCAATGGTGATTGCATCAATTGAATCACAGATAAAGTGTGTTCGGGATACGATGAAAGAATATCTTGTACTTTTGGAACAAGTTGATAAAATGCGACAGGCTGAAGAACACAAGAAGAAAGATGTGAAAGGTGGTGCTGATCGACCATCCAGAATGTAATGATAGTTGAAAAGAAAATAAAAGAGATTAAATTCTCGGACTTCTTTAAAAACAAGAAGAGCATTCCTCCAAGGGGGTCAGATGCTTATGACAAACTTGTAAAGGAAGAAGAGGCAAGATGTTTAGGGGGTGGCATGGTCGATGGAGTATTTTTCTCCGGCTGGCTTTACTGGCACCTTAATCATTGGTGGATACGTGATGACATTGAGGACGAGTATGAAAATATTGTAAGACGTAAATTATTACCTTCTCTCCGGGACAATGAGTGGATAGTTGCTCAATACCTTGAGGAATGTAGAGTAGAAAAGAAAGGTTACCTGCATATAGGTGTACGCCAGTTTGGTAAGAGTGAGATTATGGCTTCTTACCAGGGTTATCATGCAACACTGTTTCAGAATACACAGAATGTAATAGTAGGTGGTAATGACTCTGACTTATCACTGTTAAAAGATAAAATTGACTTTGGTCTAAAAAATCTTTGGGAAGGATTACGTATCCCAATGCTTGATAAAGACTGGAGAAAACCCATGGTTCGTCTGGGACTTAAAGCAAAAGACAACGATGATGAAGTATGGTCATATCTTATCATCAGGAACGTAGCGGATGGTAAGAATACAGAAGGTCCTGCCGGTGTTACAGCTAAAGCTTATGCAACCGATGAGATTGGTAAGTTTCCATTTGCACAATCTTTTGAAGCTGCAAAGCCGGCCTTTAAATCTAAATTCGGTTGGCGTTGTGTTCCTTTGCTCTTTGGAACCGGAGGCTCTTTTGAAAAGGGAGCTGATGCTGAACGATTCTTTTATCACCCGGATGCCAACAACTTTCTGGCAATAACTGATCCTATAACAGCCGAAAGAACGTGTGTGTTTATGTCGGGTCTGTACCGCCTTGATTGCAAGTATGAAACTACGCTTGGTGATTATCTTCGGAAGGAAGGAAAAATAACACATGATACAAAAGAGCTGGATAAAATACCATTCCATGCTTCTGACAAAATAAAAGCCCTTGAGACAATCAAGGCAGAAAGAGCAAATAAAGCACTTGACCCTGATCAGACAGAGTACCTGAAACTTATCATGTACTATCCTCTAACTCCAAAAGAGTGTTTCCTTTCTTCATCTGAAAATTACTTCAATGGAGATATTGCCCGAAACCAGAAAGAAAGACTCGAGGTCATGTTTCCTGGGCTCAAGGTCGGTATGTATGTTGACCTCTATGAAGAGGAGGATATTGTAAAACACAAACCTTCAACCAGATTACCTGTCTCTTCATTCCCTAAAGGACCAAAAGAAGATACCAACTGCCCGATAGTAATACTAGAGCACCCCGGCCCTGTGCCTCCTTATGGTTTATTTGTTGCTGGGATTGACCCTTACCGTTTTGAGAAAGCTCCAAACTCGGATTCATTGGGGGCAATTTATATATTTAAAAGAGCATATGATGCTTTGAGTGATAACTTTCAAGACATGCCGGTTGCTTGGTACGTGGCTAGGCCAGACAGCAAAGACACTTGGAACAACAATGTAAGACTACTGATCAAGTACTACAATGCAATTGCACTTTGCGAAAATGATGAGATGTCATTTATTGATTATATGATTGCAAAAGGGGATGGTCACATGCTCATGGATACTCCTGATTGGATCAAAGAGTACAGTCCTACAAGTAGTGCTAACCTCAGACAGAAAGGTGTAAGCTCTTCCCCAAGAAACATTGAGCTGTTTAATACTAACCTAAAGCAGTACATGGAAGAGTACTTTGCATCTGCTCCGGTTCCCGGCTCTGAGGAGACAAGAAAGGTACTTGGTGTTGCCAAGATTTACGATTCTGTATTACTTGATGAGATTATTAAATGGAACAAAGATGGTAACTTTGACCGCATCAGGGCATTGTCAATTGCAATTACCTGTGCAAGAAAAATGGATTTACAGCGTATTCAACCACAAGTTGAAGATAATGAACCACAAGTAGTAAAACCTAAACGGAGAAGAAGTGGTCCATTTAAAGAAATGAACAGTACTATATTTGGCCCGAGAGGGAGTATAAACAGACTTTTTAAATAATTGCAATATGGCAATCATAAAATACTTAGCCGAATACAATGCACCTCAAGAGGTGCTTTTGAATTTATTTCCAGACCAGTTTATCGGAGAGGGTCTTGACATTGATTCTAATAGACGAATCACTGACAAGGCAGGTAACGTAATACCTATGCCTCGGCAGCATGTAGATGGTATTACCAAACGCTCTGGTAACTGGTGGAAGATAAACATGGACTATTTTTATACTGTTGCACTTGCTCAGTATAACTACCAGCGTATTAGGATAGTTCGTAACTATGAATTGATGAAAGGTAAACTTCGTCCTGAAGATTTCTATGCAGAAGGACCAGTCATGTCATTTGTAGATGAACTTATTCGTGATGCTGACCTACCTGCATATGTACAGCATTATCCTATTCTCAACCCACCAATTAATACAATGGTAGGTGAAAAAAGTAAAAGACCTGATGTAGCCAGACCAAAAGCAGTAGATGATCAATCCAAGAATGAAGAGGCCCAATTTTATACCAAGCTATATCAAACCTATATTATTGATAGTGCAAAACAAAAAATCGCTGAAGATCTTAAACAGCAAGGTGTAGATACTTCTGACATTGAAGGTTTTGATAAACAAGTAGACCAACTTACTACTGAGAAAGTAAAAGAGTACATGATGGATTATACTTCTGCTGCGGAAGTATGGGCATCTAATATGCTTCAGGCATTGAAACGTGAGTTTAATTTAAAAGAAGAATTTGAACAAGGTTTCCGTGACTTACTTATAAGCAACAGAGAGTTCTTCCATAACTATGAAGACCGTAGTCGTACAGGGTTTAAAGCAGAGAAAGTCAATCCTAAAAATGTATGGTGGCTTACTACACCTGATAAAAAATATATCAAGGATGCATATGCTGCCGGCCTGATTGAAATAATGGAACTTAGTGAAATCATCAACAAGTATGATCTTACTGAAGAAGAGATAGACCACCTTCGTAACTATGCAATGCAAGCTTTCTATCCTTATTCAAGGACTACCAACCTTGAGGCAGGTAAGACAGGTGCTGAGAGCATTCAGTACAATGCCTATGATGATCTGGTTCTGAGAGAAAGGCAGAACATGGAAGCCTGGATGAACAACGATAACAACCAAGATGTCAATGGTCTTCTTGGTAATGCAGCCCCATCTGTAGGTACATTTGGTAACCGCTTCATTGTTACTACTGCTTACTGGTTATCAAAACGTAAAATTGGTCTACTGACTTACATTGATAAAGATGGTAACATACAATCAGATATGGTTGATGATAACTACAAAGACGGTCAACATCCTCAAGAATTATCTATTGAATGGAAATGGGAGAACCAGTGGTACAAAGGTGTAAAGATTGGTGATGACATTTACTATGTTGAGCCACTTGAAATCCTAGACTATTGTCCTATCATTGGTGTTGTACATGAAATTGAAAATACAGTTTCTACATCTCTTGTGGATTTGATGAAACCTTTTCAGACACTTTACAATATCTGCATGAATCAACTCTACAGATTGCTTGAAAAAGAAAAAGGTAAAGTGCTTCTGATGTCTCGCCGGCACGTACCTCTACAGAAGAATGGTACATACGAAGACAGTATGGAAATATGGGAACGCCAGGCAGAAGAGCAAGGTGTTATCTGGGTTGATGATAGTCCTGACAATTTAAAAAAGCCATCTTCTTTTAACCAGTACACTGTAATTGACTGGACACTTTCTCAACAAATGCAAACACGCTATGAATTAGCAATGCAGTTGAAGAATGAATGTTGGGAATTGATTGGTATTAATAAGCAACGACTTGGATCAATTACTGCATCTGAATCGGCAACCGGTACAAATACAGCAGTATCACAATCCTATGCTCAGACAGAGCCATACTTTGTTCAACAGGAGTATATTGAAAATCAAGAGCTTCAATGTGTACTTGATATGGCATTATACCTTGAAGCAAGGAAACCAGATTCTACATTAAGCTTTATTGATAACGAGGGTGGAAATGCCTTCGTAAAAATTCAAACAGAGACTCATTTAAAAAATCGTGACATCAAACTCTTTATGACATCAAGGTCAGATGATATGAGAGTCTTCCAGCAAATCCAAGGTCTGGCCCAGGCAGCAATGCAAAATGGAGCAAGTCTATACGAAGTTGCACAAATGTATACAGAGACATCTACTCGCAAGCTTCTTGATGTATACAAGAAACTCAAAGAGAAGAATGACCAAATGCTACAACAGAAACAGCAGATGGAACAACAAGCACAGCAGATGGAACAGCAAAAGATGGAACAAGAATCTGCAAGAGAAGATAAATATCATCAAGATGAGATACAGGTAAAGACTTATGAAATTGATACCAAGGCCAATACTGAATTGACTATTGCTCAAATTAAAGAGCGTATGAAGATGGCTGAAATCAATCGTGCTACAGACGAACCGGATTTTCTTGATATCATGGCACACCATCAAAAAGAACAAGAATCAATCTATAAACGTGATATAGAAGATATGAAAGTTCAAATGATGAAAGAAAAGTTAGCTCAGGAGAATATGAAAGCCGGTACTGATGCTCAACATAAAGAAAGAAAACTTGCCCTTGAGTCAGAACGAAATGATATTGAAAAGGATAAAGTGAAGATGATGAAGAAAAAGATATCCTCTAACTCAAAGTGATAGGTTATTTTTTTTGATTAACGGCATATAGAAAACAATATTTTTTAACTAGTCAAGGTAAAAAGTTGTTGGTTACATCAAAGCAGCTTTACCTTTACATCAACAAATTACAACTACATATGGCACAAGAAACCTTCTTCGATGAAGATCTCGACTTTGGTGTTGAGGCTTCTCAAGCAGATGCAAAAGAGTTTGAAGCCTACATGGATGGCACTCCTGCTCCATCAAATACATCTTCTGATAAAATCAAACCTGCTACCGATAAGGACAAACAGGAAGCTGCAGATAAAGGCAAAGCCAAATCTGATGAAGAGAGAGCTGAGGAAATGAGGGCTGCTAAACGAAAAGAAGAGGATGATGCTCGAAAGTTTATTGAGGGCAATGATGATGATGCTGAGAATGATGATGACAATGGTCAGAAATCTCAGACAAAAAAATCTACAAATGAAGATGATAATATTGATGAAGAATCAGATAATGATTTTGAGTCATTAGCAAAAGATTTGTATAAGGTCGGCATCTTTACACCAGATGGAGAAGATGAAGAACTTCCTGCAACATCAGAAGAGTTCATCGAAAGGTTTAATTGGGAAAAACAGAAGATGGCAGAACAAATGGTTTATAGCTTTGCCGGCAGACATGGTGAAGAATATAGAGATTTGTTTAATGCAATCTTCGTGAATGGTGCAGATCCAAAAGAATACGTTAACCAGTATTTGGAAACACAGCACTTCAAGGACATGGATCTCAGTGATGAGGATAACCAACAGTCAGTTGTTGAAGCAGCTTTGAGAAACCAAGGATGGGAAGAAGACGATATCAAGGCTGAGGTTAAGAAGCTAAAGCTTAATGCCGACCTTGAGAGCACAGCACAGAGACATCAAAAGGCTTTGGTTAAAACTGAGGAAGCTCAGTTAGCCAAAATCCAAGAAGAATCAAAAGTTCGTCTTGAACGTAAAAAACAACTTGAAGCACTGTATTCTACAAACATCAGGAATATCCTCGGTGAGAAATTAAAGACACAAGACTTTGATGGCATCCCGGTAAACAAGGATTCAGCTAATAAAGCTGTTGATTTCTTGGAAGCTAAAAAGTGGAAGCTGCCTTCAGGTGAATTAATCACCGACTTTGACAGAGTGATAATGGATCTTCAGCATCCACAGAATCATGAAGCCAAAGTAAAGCTTGCTCTCCTTCTTATGAAGGGGTATGAGCCGGGCAAACCAATCAGTCTCGATCTTGGGCCAGTAGCAAAAAAAGCTGTAAGTAAAGAAAGCAATGAGCTCTTCAACTTTGTAAAAGGAAAGAAAGCAAAAGCTAACGATACTTTCGGTGATGGAAAAAGAAAATCAACATTCATTGATGGATTATAATTATTAAACTAAATTTTACTTAAAATGGCATTACAACAGATACCTGGCTATAGTTCAGGGTACATTGCAACAAGATACTCCTCTATGAATAAGAGGGCTCTGGGTAAGTTCACGGACTCTAACCATATCCAGATGCTGCATTCAGAATCACCTGCAGATTACGACAAAAAGATCATCAGCCTGTACACGCAGACCAGCCTGTACTCAAATGACTTCCTGCAGATGATCATGAAGTCCAAGCCATACTACATCAACAAAGCAACTGACTACTGGAAATGGAAAGTAAATGTTCCATATCAGTTCCCTGTGCTTATTGAAATTCCGGACAGCACTCTCAATCTGAGCAATATAGGTATTGACCGTCAGACCTTTGAAATGGTATTTGACAAGAAAGAGTTCTTTATCAATGACGTTATTACCGCCAACCGTATGTACGGTCAGCAGTTTATTGTTATGAATGATCCGGTTCAGTGGGGTCGTGCTTGGAAGTATACAATGCAACTTGTAACTACCAACCCAATGACTACTTCAGTTGATCCACAATGGCTCGTTGAAGGTCGTGAGTTTGAGTTCCTCTACAATGCTACTGGTGAGTTTGATGAAAGAGGTTCTGGTCTGGGTTCTCTTGGTGATGAAATTACTTTGTATGAATCTTTGGGTTCTGCAAACATGGTGGAGCACACTGTAACCGACTGGGCTGATACTAAAGTGGCTAACGCTAATACTCGTGGTACAGACAAAGACGGTAACCTGATTGACTTGATTATGTACTCTAAGAAAGTACGTAACCAAGAAGGTGAGCACAAATATGTTACAGCATGGGAACCATTTATTGAAATGGAACTTCGTAAGCGTATGCTGGACATGAAGGTAAAGAAAATGATCTGGGCACAGGGCGGTTCATCAAATACCGGTTCTGGTACTCAGGAAATGAAGAAACTGTCAATGGGTGTGTATCCTCGTATGAGAGCATACGGTAACCTAGAGCAGTACAATGCCGGCCAGTTCTCAATCAATATTATCCGTAACGTATTTGGTGATTTGTTCTACCGTAGGGAAGATATGAAGAACCGTAGGGTGAAACTGTTCACCAACGAAGCAGGTATCGAAGTATTCCGTACTGCTGCTAAGGATGACCTGTTGAAAGCTGGTTTTACAATCATTGCTGACAACCGCTTCATCGAAGGTAAAGGCCAGAACATGACCATCAACTGGGCATTTGACTCAATGGTAACTATGGATACAGGTCGTATCGAAGTATCTCACCTGATGGAGCTTGACCTGCCTCAGACAAACTCTGAGTATGGTCGCAACAAGAAGTCTACTCCGATCTTCATGGTGTTTGATGTTTCACCTCAAGGTGACCAGATGTCATCTGACAATATCCGTGAGGTTCGTCCGGCATCTGCTCCTAGCATGACTTGGGGTTATGTTGACGGTACTTACCATCACATGGGTCACGCAGCTTCTAAGGGAATGAGTTCAGCGAACATGTTCCCAGGTTATAAGATCTGGATGAAAGATCGTTACGATGTGTTTGTTGAAGATATCACTCGTACAGCACTTATCGAGCAGGTACCACAGTTCTAATAGGGATTCTCCTAATAGAATTTGGATAGTAATAAAATTAAGGGTTACGCTCCCCTCACCCTAAGCAGGGGAGCACCAACTACATACTGTGATTAAAATGGCAAGGATAGCTAAAATCTTACCTCTTCCTGTAGCATACAAGCAAGGAGAGATGACAATGCAAAACGCCCTAGCAGAAAAGGGATACATGAGACATCCGGGTACCGGAATAGGAATTTGCCCAGTTCAAGGACTTGATGGCAAGTATCTAACTGGTCTTGATCCTGAAGCAAACTACATTCGTAGAATGCGTATGGTCAACCCTGAAGCTGCTGACCATGAGGCAACAATAGTAAAGGAAAGAAAAGAACGTCTTGAAAACATAACTGGCTTAGATCTTGGTCCTCGTTCAGAGTATTACTCTGGAGTATACGGAGCAAAATTTAATACCGGTTTGGTAGCATCAAGGGTAAAACTGGTAGATGGAGAGAACGTCTTCAACTTCAGTAACCCACACAAAGAGATAGAGTTTTGGTGGCTCACGCAGATAACTGATCTTATTGCATCGTCTCAGGAAGAGTGGAAGAAAGGAAATTGTAAGTCAACTGTACAGTTTTACATTTCCAATCCAGAAGCTGAAGCAGCTATTGTCTATGCTCAGAATATGACCGTAACTAAGGCTATAGAAACTCTGAGACAGATGGCAGTTGATAGGCAGAGGAAAGTAGCTAAACTAATTGGCCTACCAATCACAGACAACGATAAGCCAGAAATTGTATTCAACATACTCTATACAATGATATCGAAAGGTTCAATAGAGACTGGTGAGTACAAAGGTCAAAACTCGGTTGACCTGTTTAACAGGATAGCCGGCATGACCGATAAACTTCTGACAGTTAGAAGTCTTGTGAGAGAAGCAATCCAACTGAGGGTACTGTCAAAACGTAACGGTATCATTTATGAAGGAGAAGCATCAATAGCTCAGTCTGAAGATCAGTTGATAGATGAACTATCACTTGATTCAAAACAGATGGAGCGACTGGCTCTCGAAACAAGAGTAGCAGACAAGAAGAAAATCAAGAACAGCATTGAAAATTATTCATATGTTGCTCCTGAGAAAACCGAAGAGGCTAATGCCAAATCAACCAAAGCAGAGAGCAAAAAGTAACCATTATGTATGATACCAGTTCAGAATTTATTATTTGCCATAGATACCAAAGCCAACCGGCTTAGTAATCTGAGGGGACAGTTCATACCTAATGAAACCAAGATAGATCTTTTAAATAATGCCCAGGTAAAACTGGTATTGAAGAAAATCGACCCGAACAATGTGTATCAGTTAGGGATGGATGCCTTCTCAAAAAGATATGAAGACCTGCAAAATTTTCAGGTCACATATGAGAAGCTCACCTTAACTACTACACCCGGGGACGTACTTAATAGTTATTTTGTACCGTTTAGTTCAATGTCAAATGATATGATGATCCCAACTACCTCTTATGTACTTGCTACTAAAGGTAACTGTAAGGATAGGTTACTTGATGTCATTGATTTTATGAAGCATGCGGATATCAGAATGTTATTAAAATCTCCTCACTACCAGCCAAGTTTTAACTACCAGGAAACATTGGGTGTAATAGCTGCAGATAAAATATATGTCTACAGTGATTCACAAAATAGTTTTACTCCCAATGAATTGTATTTATCATATCTTCGTTACCCGAAGGACATGGATATAACTGGATATGTTCACCTTGATGGTACACCATCTACTACAGTAGATTGTGAACTTGAAAGTTACCTTGAGGACGAGTTAGTTGATCTGGTTATTACTGAGCTTGGAGATGCTACAGCTAATCAAGAATTATCACAGTATAGTAGAGTAAGAACAAAAGAAAACGAATAATAACTTTAAAAACTTAAAATAAAGCAAAATGGCAGACTTTTCATTAACCAACCTCTTTGTAGTATCAAAGAGCAACACGTTACCAACAACAGGATCAACTAACAACCTGACCTCAAGTCCGGCACAGTTTGGTATCTTCCTCCCTGACAATACCCCGGCAACGGTTGCTACTGTGGGTAATGCAAAGTATATATACCTTGCTCAAGGTAGGAATATTTACTCTGCAAATGAAGGCAGTAAAAAATCAGATCTGATTGTTGGTGCAAATGTACTTGAATGGTACAAGGTTACCGGTAGCTTGACGGCTAAAACCCAGATCACTCAGATATCATTTGGACTTGGTACCCTTGCTTGTCAGCAAGATGTATCCATAACACTACGTTTGGATTCATTCTATATTAGGGCTGCGTACAATAACTCACTGACTCGTACAGTGATGATTACAACACCATGTTGCTCTTGTGGTACAAACCCATGTGATACCTTGACAAGTCTACAGCTTATATCTATTCACGAGTCGTTTGTTACAGCAATCAACAATGATAGTATCCTGAACCAGTTTGTAACTGCAGGTCTTGCAACAGACGGTCTGAGCTTCTATGTTACTGGTAAAACGCTGCAAACTTATGGCCAAGGTACATCAACGGATCTGACCAACTTCCCTTATCAATTTGACCGTATGTCATTCTGGACATACATCATGGAAGGTCCAGATTTGACTACTGACTATGAAGTGCAAAACTATTGTAATTCATATGGTACAGCTACTATTGTACAAAGAGCAAATTATCCTCAAGTTACACCGGCTGAAGTACAACAACTTGAAAAAGACTTCTTCTCATACCAGGCTGAGTACAAACATATCTTTAGCAACGTCAACTACAATGGAGAGTTCCAGACATACGTTGACAGTACTGCAGCATATAACCTGTACTACATCAGGTTCTGGGAGCCACAGATTACTGGTCGTGACATAGGTACCACACGCAAAGATGAAACAGTATGCATTGCTATTCCTCAAGATATTGCAGGTGGAGGTGAAGCAGCAATCAGTTCAATATTGACAGCGTTCTTAGGTAACATAGATAACGATACTACTGCAAATACTACCGCTACTACTACTTATACAACAAGTACTAATACTACTACAACAAGTACTACAGTACTAATTCCTTAATAGTAAGTAGAATCCGTAACTGACCAAAGGGGGATAGGGGAAATTGCCTCTGTCCCCCTTTTTCTTAAAACTAAAATTATGTTTTCTTCTGATATTTTATGGGTAATGATATTAGGTGTGTTTATTGGAATAGCATTTATTATAGGTGCTGTTGTATATGTAAACAAACTATTTATCCATGAAACAAAAGAAATACTGGTTAGGTTTATATTAATGGTATTTGCAGCTCTTGTTGCTGTATTTATAATAGATAAAGTAGTAGCGTTTAAGATTAAATTATTGACTGATGAAATAAGCAATCAGTTATTTGATTTAATTAAGACCTTAACTTTGATGATATTCTCATATTATTTCGGGACTCAAAAAAACAATACTGAAAATGGCAAAGTTTGAAATAGCATTAGATGGCACATTAAAGAATGAGGGCTTTTACGGTAACGATCCTTCTGATACAGGTGGTGAAACTCTTTGGGGTATAGCTAGGAAACCAAACCCAAAATGGGTTGGTTGGCCTATAGTTGACTCATTAAAAAATGAAGATCATTTTCCTCAATGTTTAAAAGAAAATAGTGAACTCTTTGAAGCAAGAGATTTGTTTTATAGGGAAGCATTTTGGAATGTAATTAAAGGTGATGATATAATCAACCAAGAGGTTGCCAACGATCTGTTTGATAAAGCAGTCAATATGGGAGTGCATCAAGCAGTAGTACTTTGTCAAAGATCATTAGATGTACCTGAGACTGGTAAAATGGACAGTAGTACCCTTAATGTATTAAATACAAATAATCCATACGCATGAAAGAGAAATTAAAAATAGCTATAGTAGTAATTGCAAAAATTATTATTACAATATTGATGTGGTGGTATTGTACTTCACCTGCAAAGGCCCAGTCAATAATAAAACCAGTAGATAGTTGTACTTACTACAAGCGTAAACTGGATACTACGATGCATCAGTTGTATATGACCAGAATGCAGATAAATGCAGCCAAGTTCTATATTAAGATCTGTCAGAAAAGACCGGCTAATAAGAAGTTTTTCTATGGCTGGATGACACAAAGAGCTATTGTAGATAAGCCAAGTTTTGACCCATCACCAATTACTATTAAATAAAAAACAATGTTAGTACAACAACTTCCAGATCTTGAACTTGCTCTTATTGATTTAAGAGATAGTTCGGTTATTGCTATAAGTGATTTAAGTACTTACGGTGCTATACCTTCATCAAACCAACTTGCACTACAAATAACTCCTCCAGGATACCCAACTGTAAATGTTCCATTTAGTCCATTGAATGTAAATGTATACAAGTGTGTTGATCTTGGAGTTACCTGTTCTGATTCAGGTTGTACACCTTTACCAGATGGTATATATGAAATAGTATATACTGTAGTAAATGTTCAACCCAATGCTATAATCAGTAAAAAGTTTATTAAGATTGATACAATCAAATGTAAGTACCAACATGCCTTCCTCAAGGTAGATCTTGAATGTGGTTGTCACAATCCATCATACGCAAATTACATGACCGAACTCCGTTCAATTAAACTGTACATAGATGGAAGTGTTGCTGAGTGTAATGCAGGAAATTATAGGCTTTCTGGAGAGTACTATAAAAAAGCTGACATGATGCTGGATAAGTTATCTTGCAAATTTCCGGGAAGTAAATGGAAACAATGTACTAACTGTTAAACTAAAGTATATGGCTTGCAATAGAGTAAAATGCGTAAATCAAACTTGTAGTGTCATTCTTCCTGCATGTCAGATGATACAAGGAATGTGCCCTACTTGTTATGTAAACAAAAGTCAACAACAACAAAACAAAACTGTAAATGTTCTTAATCAATCCAACATTAACCGACACTAACCTGAACAATGATGGGTACAATAACTTGCTTGATGGTATTGATAGAACCATTGCTAATCTTGCAAGTACACAGTATCTTAATCATGTAAATGGTTATCAGAACAAAGTAGATTTTACTTTGTATGACAGGCTATGTGAGTACAGAGAGATCTTAATGGATAAATTCATGGGATGTAATTGTCTGGATGATGAGTATACAATATACATAATTTCAAAAGTTCAAAAACTAATTTGCTAATATGGGAAGTGCATGTAATAATTCAGTAAGTAATAATTACTTTGAAACGCTGACACCAGACACAGGAATAGTGTATACTGGCCCGACTATAACTGCCTTGGGTATTTGTACAGGAGATAGGTTAAATGAAGTAGAGGCAGTGCTTCTTCAAAAGATACTTGACTATGCTACCGGTGTGGGAATATCAATACCAAGTATTGATCTTACTACATGTACAGCTTTTACAAGTTGTATTACTTGTTGTAATAACGGTTGTACAGATCTTCCTTGCTTACTTGAATGTTACAAGACAGCTATATGTACAATATGGGGAGATGTACAAACTTTGCAGTCTCAGGTAAGTGCACTGCTTGATGGTCCTTACAATATAGGTTGCTTGACTGGTCTCCCAACTAACCCAACCCTCAACCAGATCATTCAACAGTTGATACTTCAATTCTGCACACTGCAAACACAAGTCGCCACCTTGACAACACAGGTAACCAATCTTACAACAGGGCTCCCGGTGCAAATAGGAAACTTCTTACTGAATGCCCTTACTACCTGTCAAGGTACTACTACACTTGTAAAGACAGGTGCAGGAGCAAGTGCACAAGTAGCATTTAAAGGATTTGTACCTATAGGTGCAATTATGCCCTATGCTGGACCTACAACAAATAAATTTGATTCAACAGGGCTTGGTCTTGCAACTACCGATGTATGTGGCTTTGCCCTCTGTAATGGTAACAATGGTACAGTAGATATGAGGGAGCAGGTACCGGTAGGTTGTGGTGCAGGGGTAATGGGTGGTAGTACATTACCCTCAAATGCCAGTGGTGCCAACTATGCATTAGGTGCTTTGGTAGGACAAGCTTCAGTAACATTGCTTTCTAACCAGTCAGGTATACCTGCTGCAGCAATTACTGTGAATGATCCAGGCCATGATCATCCATTCTATTTTCATGCAGAAGCTGCTGCATCTGGTAATACTACTCAAAAGATAAATTTCATTGGTACTATAAATTCATGGACTGCATCAAGCAGTGCAGGTTTAGGAGCTGCAGGAAATGGATCAGTAGGTAATACAACTGCTTATATCGGTAAAGTATATACAGGTATAACAATAAGTGCAAATGCAGCAAATGCCCAACAGTCACATGAAAACAGACAGCCTTCAACGGCATTGTTATACATTCAAAGAATAGCATAATGAGTACTATTTGTTGCCCTCCGGGTTCTGTATATGTAGATGGGTCAGGTAATTATACTGACCCTTCACCCATTATTGGTACAGGTCATGTTAGTAATCCAACTAGTTCAGGTGTTATTAATGCATGTAATAGATTAGTTAATATTACTCCTAATGTATCTGCAGTTGCAATACCTACTGGCAGTAGTACAGTAAATTGTTTATGTTGTCCTTCTGGATACACATATAGCTCATATACCGGTAAATGTGTAGGATTGAGTTCTCTTGACCCTGCTGTTCCAACTGTGCCTTGTATTACTTGTGTTTGTCCTCCAGCAATTATAAATACTTGTCCTACTTGCGGAACTCAAGGTCAAGCAATTGTTTTTAAATTTGACTTTAATAAAAAGGCATGTTATAATTGTACACCTCAAGATAACAATGGTCCAAGTTGTCTTGATTCTTTTTTACCTCCACAGTATATTGATCCGATAATTGATTTTGAACTTAGAAATAAAAACTTTATATAATGGCATACGATAGCACCCTGGTAGTTTATACCAACGTACCGCTTACATATATTAATGTAACTCCGGGAATGAACCTGCAAACAATATTGCAGAACATTAATACTGCTGTAAATACAATGAACCCTGCTCCAAATTATAGCGGTTATAATCTTGGACCGTATTATGGTTACAGTATTACACAAACAGATGGTACATCTCATCCTACTAATACTCAAAACTTTGCTGAGGGTATAAGTAAAATTGTATGTAAAACAGAAAGTGATCTTTACACTTTTATCAATACTACTTATCCTGCAAATCAGACAACATTAAGTAATGCAATAACAGCATTGCAAATTCCTGGTTTGACATATTCTTATACTGGTGGAGGAGGTTCAATTTCTATCACAAGTGGTATGACAAGAAACCAAGTATTAACTGCTACGTATACAGGAGTAGGTAACATACTTGCACTTTTGAATGCTCCAGGTAGTACATGGAGTACATTGTCTATATCTACTCCTACTAATATAAATACCGCATTTAACTCATTGATTGCTTATTTATCTAATCTTACAACATCACTTAGTGGATATCAAACTGCAATAGGTACATTTGATAATTCTGCAAATTGTCTTGCAGGTACAAGTACAGATAGTGTTGGGACTACAATTAGCTCTATTATAACTTACATATGTAATACTTTACCTTCATTTAACGCATCATCTATAACTACAAGTTGTTTAACTACTCAAACAAGTCTTCAAAATTGGGTGCAGCAATTAGCACATGCTGTAGATGGTCTTATAAATTCAACTGTAGTAGGTGCAACAAATACTTCATTACTTGTAACAAGTACAAGTTGTGGAGGTAAAACCTTAGCTATTAACCCTTCTTCAAGTCTTGTTACTAAAGTACTTAATAGTTCATCTGATACTACTCCAGGCTATTTAAGTAGTAAAGTATCTGCAGGTTCAAATATTACTATCAATACTCTTAATTCAGGAGCTAATGAACAGATACAGATATCTGCAACATTGCCTACTCCTAATCAAGTTGCTGTAAACTCATCTGATAGTTTTCCTGGATATTTAATGAATAAGATTACATCTTATGGAGGCGGGGGTTGGGGATTATCGGTAAGCACTTCTCCCAGCGTTGATAACTCTCAACTTGTACTTGCAGTAAATGTAAGTGACCCTTACTCTTTTGTTCAAAACATGTTTAAGTATATAAGTAGTGATCCAAATTTACTTGCATTATTTTGTACTTTAGTTTCTGAGTGTAATGGCAATCAATGTTATCCACCTACTGCACTTATTGTTACAATATCTGGATCTACATTTAATTTATCTTGGACATATGGTGCAAATAATACATCACAGATTGTAGGCTACAGACAGAGAGGTAATGTTGATTTTATAACAAATGCAAATATTACATCTGCTAATCCGCAGTCTTCTACTACTAATAGTGCAAGTGTTACTGGTCTTAATAACAATACTGTTTATCAGTTCCAAATAACTTCCATTTGTACATCAAGTAATAGTCTTAGTAATATATATGAGTCTGTAATATTCTCTCAGCAAAGTATTACAGATGGTGTAAACTCTGGAGTAATATCTGTAAATCAGGCACCAATGCCTACTGTAAATACAATAACTTATACTTTATATTCTGGACAATCTCCTGTACAGACCGTATATGGTACAGGAATAAATCCTGTTGCTAAATTTGCAGCAGTTAGTTCAGGTAACTATACAGTTAAATATAGTTATACAACATTAGTAAATGGCATAAATGTAACTAGTTCAACTTATACATCAGGTACTATAACAGTATAACCATGAGTGCAGGAATATCTAAAGGATTATGGAACGCCCAATTGAACTTACCCTTTTTAATAGATGGAGTAGGTAACCCTGGTGATTTTTATAATGTAGATGTTGCCGGTTATCAGAATACAGGATCAGGAATGAATTTGTATTCCTATGGTGGTATTGTTGTAATGGATGCTTTAAATAAATGGATACCTGAACCTGGAGCAAATCAAAATTGTAGTATTGTTACATCTGTTGCATCAGATGGTACTATTAATGTTTCACCAAATACAGGTGATGTAATTGTATCCTTACCTAATACTGGTGTGGCTGCAGGATCTTATACAAATACATCAATTACTGTTGATGCTCAAGGTAGAATAACTGCAGCATCAACTGGTACAGGAGGGGGCATTTCATCTATTACTGTGTCATCACCTTTATCATCTACAGGTGGAAGTAACCCAAATATATCTATAAGTCAAGCAGGAACAAGTACAGATGGTTATTTAAGTGCTAGTGATTGGAATATTTTTACAAATAAACAAAATGCAATAACTCTTACCACAACAGGTAATTCAGGTAATGCAACTTTTGTAAGCAATACTTTAAATATTCCTAATTATACAGCATCTGGTATAGGTGCTGTTCCCACTACAAGACAGATAACTATAAACGGTACTTCTTATGATTTATCTGCTGATAGATCATGGTCAGTAGGTACAATAGCATCTTTAAATGGTCTTACAGGATCAACTCAAACATTTGTAAATGATACAAATGTAACTATTGTTTCTACTGGTACTACTCATACCTTGACATGGACTGGTACACTAGCCGATTCAAGAATATCTTCTGCATCTACTTGGAATGCTAAACAATCTGCACTTTCTGGTACTGGTATAGTGACAAGCGCATCAGGTGTCATATCATATATAAGTGGATCTTCTTCACAATTTGTGAAAGGAGATGGCTCATTAGATTCTACTTCATATGGCACAGTTGCCTCAGTATCTGGTACAGCTAATAGAATCACATCTACTGGTGGAGCTAACCCAGTAATAGACATAGCTTCTACATATGTAGGACAAGCATCTATTACTACTCTTGGTAATATCTCAACAGGTGTATGGGGAGCCACTTCTATATCTGCTATTAAAGGTGGCACAGGCTTAAGTATCTATACTACTGGTGATATGATTTATGCTAATACCGCTACATCATTTACTAAAGTAGGAATAGGTTCTAATGGACAAGTATGGACAGTTGTAAGTGGAGTTCCTGCATGGTCAACGCCAATAATACCCACTCTGGATCAGATACTAACATCCGGAGCTATATCTACTACTACTATTAAGATACAAGATAGTTTAACTACTCCAGTCTCAGCTACTTGGCAAACTCAAAGCTCTTTTGTTGTAAGCTATAATGGAGCAACATTATCAGGTCTATCTTATGGTGGAGGAGGTACATATGGGATAATACAAGTAGGTGACGGTACTCATAATATAACTATTCAACCTACTACTCTTACAAATAGTTGGATACAAACCTTACCAAACAAATCAGGTACATTTGCAATGTTATCTGATATTACATCAGGTACAGTAACTTCTGTAGGTTTAACTTCATCTGATATAACTGTTACAGGTACATCTCCAATTACTACATCCGGCTCCTGGTCATTGTCTTTACCAGTAGTTAATAGTAATGTTGGTACATATAACAATGTTACAGTTAATGCTAAAGGCCAAGTAACTGCAGCAAGTAATGTATCATATCTTACTACGGCTATAACATCACTTAATGGTCTTACTGCAGCAACTCAAACATTATCAAGTACTGATCTTAATATAACTTCATCAACAAGTACTCACAGTTTTGCTATAGCCAATAATGCTGTTACTTATGCTAAAATGCAAGCTGTATCGGCAACATCTAAATTACTTGGTAGTTCATCAACTACTACACCTGTACAAGAAATAACATTAGGTACCGGTATTAGTATGTCAGGTAACACATTATCTGCTACAGGTAGTGGTGGTTCATTAGGAATTACTTTAAGTGGAGGAGGCGGGGTTATATCAACTGGTTCAAAAGGTTATTTGAGAATGTCAAGAACTGGTACAATAACAAGCTGGACATTGGTTGGTGACCAGGCATCTGGTTCAATAGTAGTTGATGTAAAGAGATCAACGTATGCAGGATTTCCTACAACAACTTCTATTGCCGGTACTGATTTACCTACAATATCATCTTCCCAAAAAGCAACTGATTCTACCTTGACAGGATGGGGATCTACTTCACTTGCTCAAGGTGACATAATAGAGTTTGTAGTAAACTCCTGCACAGCATTTACTTCTATAACACTTTCAATATCTTATTCATAATGACTTACAAAATACTTAGTGTATCTCAAATACAAGATACAATTACTACAACAGTAGAAATCACTTTATCAACAGGTGTAGAAACTATTGATATTATTCATTTCAGACCAAGTTCTGTTGAAGAAATTAACCAAAATGTACAAAACAGATTATTGTCGGAACAATCAAAAATAGATGCTATTACAACAGTATCTAATTTAATTACAACAATACCTGTAGGGGAAACAGTAACAGTATAATTAAATGGCCACTTTATATTTTAGAAACGTAGGAACAGCTTGGAATAGTCCTACTAGTTGGAGCACAACTTCTGCTACTGGTAGTTCTGCTGGTGTTATACCTACATCTACTGATGATGTTATATTAAATGCAAGTTCTGCAAGTTGTCCTGTCACAACTCCTGCAGGCGTGTGTAAAACACTCAATACTACGGGGTATACTAATACTATAACATTAACTACTGTAGGTATAAACGTATCTGGTAATATTACTATCGGGGTAAATACACTATGGTCTGGTACAGGTACTTTAGCTTGTTATGGTGATGCATCGACACATACTGCCACTATAACATCTAATGCAAACATAATAGGCGTGCCATTTCAATTTTATTGTAATGGTTCAAGTTCTACTTTTACACTAAGTGGTGATTTGACAGTAAACGCTCTTGTATCAACTTCAGCATCTACTGGGGCATTAACTATTACTATAAATAGCGGTAATATATTTTGTAAAACATCCTTTTATCTTCATGTAGCTAATGGAACAACTTGTACTACAACAGGTACAGCAGTTATTCAATTAGTAGGTACCGGAACATTAACAAGTGGAAGTGGT